ATAAAATAATTTTGTTCTTTCTCAGCTATCCAGCAGTCACCCTCTCCTTCTCTTTGCAAGAACACATAATATTTAATGCCGACATTTGCAGATTCCTGAAAGATATCATCTATGTCAATCATACAAGTCCCGTCATTCGATATTACAGATTCACCGATATCTCCAAAGAATGGGGTTGGCATTTCATAGCAGTAAAAGAGCTGTTCATCATAGTCTACCGTCGAAACTGATCTTGATTTTGTTCCTCTTACCGTCAAACTCCCTCTGATAGAAGCATCTGCAAGGTCTGTCCCCGTACTTAAACTGTAGAAATGTCCACTGGCTTCTACGTGTGTACCTGCTTTAACTTTTTTTGATGCCGAAACACTGTCCGCCGAAACGCTGGTACCAACCGAGACCGAACTTGCGTGTACAGTTCCTGTATAGAGATTGATTCCTCTAATTCGCGTTCCATACAACGTGCCGTACCCCGGTACATATACCCCTGTATTCGTCTCTGAATAGATCTCTCCAGTTGAAGCGTCTAGCGTTACTTTTCCATACGTGCCACTTGCTGAAAGCGTTTTATATCCAACTTCCCATCCTGCCAATTCACCTGTGTTAATATAATCGGCATTCATGTACACATTGCCATTCGATAGATACAGACCTTTATTGCTGCTGTTATCACTTAGCACATCAATAATCTCTTGTTTAGACATCTTTCCTATTTCGAGATCACCAAGTGCTTTGTCTGTATAGCGATTCGCATTCGATAACGCTGTTGAAGCTTTATCTTCCGCAACGCTATATATTGTATCGCCGTTTGTTAGCGCAAATGTATTAGGCCTGAGCGTAACATTTCCGTAGTTATCAATCGCAAATGTTGATGTTCCAGAACTGTTTGTGACGTTGATGTTCTTCAGATTAATCAAATCAGCTGAAATCTGGCCGGACTTAATATAGGAAGCATTTACATACAGATGTCCATTCTGCATATAAATTCCCTCTTGCTTGCCGTTATCCGTTAAAGCGTTAAAAACTCTTTCAAAATTGACAATTTTTCCAGTGTCCAGTTCCTGCCAAGTGCCATCAGTCCCAGAAAACATATATACCTGACTCGTAGAGAAGTTCATGAAAATCGAGCCGTCATGCTTTTCATATTCTTCACTTTTCCACTCAGATGCCGGATAGTTCTGCAATGTTGGTACATACGTGCCATAATAGTTCGGGATAGTCACATTATTTTGAACCACCCCATCCACAACGTCCTTGGCGATCTGTTCAATAGTTCTACTTTTTAGCGTAAAGTTTTCAACCTCTAATGTGACAGCACCTGTGTCGGCATCTATTCTTAATGTCGTATTCCCTTTATTGTCTTTCGCTGTGAAGCCTCTTGTATTAATCCATTCTGATTGAATGCCAATAGCGTAAAGAATGTTCAGAACAGCATCCCCATTACTGTCGAATCCGGCTTTCCATGTCTGACCGCCGTCTACTGACAAAAAGAATCCATCAACACCCGTCTTATAAATTACTTTAGAATCAGCAAGTGTAGGTTTGTCATGTCGGTACGTAATCACAGATCCATCTTCTTGTATTTCCTCTGTATAGAAGAAACCCAACGTGTTTGCTGCAAGCTCATTCATTTGTTTGAGCTTTACGTCATATGCAGATAGCTTCTTTTCTATATCTTTCTTTGATTGCTCCACCGCTGCTTGCTGTTCGCCAACAAACTCACTTACATCTTCTTCGGCGCTCTTTGCACTACAACTCCATGATGTTGAGCCATCAAACACAAACTCTATGTCTGTCACAAATGATCTAAAGACACGATTCTTTGTATCAATAAATTCGACTGGATCGCCGAAAGTGGCGTATCCGTTAGCGATTCCCTCGCATGAAAAAGGCCTCATTCTCAAGCCGATTAATTGATTTCCAATGGCTTCGACTCCCGCCTGTGCATTTCCTGACAGTAGCTGGTTATCAATAGTAATTACATAGCCGTCCTGACCCGACATATATTCTGACTCGTCTTCTATGTATTTGACACCTGTTACAACTATGTCATCTACATCATATTGCAAATTTTGTATCGAAAACAATGTATGATAATCACTTTTGCTTAATGCACCGCCGTCAATCACGGTCCCCGTTGTCCATGGATTAAGCGCGCCACCATCAATCACGGTCCCTGTTGTCCATGGATTAAGCGTACCACCGTCCAAATCATCACCATTTATCCAATCCTTTGCTGTTCCACCACCGTAAATAATTGTACTAGTAAATGTCTTATCAAACGTAATAATCCTAAGTAAGTCATTTTCGTCGATTCTTGCATTTCCGCCGGCTATCCCGGCACACATTCCAATTACCGCACGATATGTTGTGTTAGATGGCGACTGTAAAATCTGAAAGTTCGAATTCGGGAATGCCGCATCGCCAAGCGCAATATTACACTGTTGGCAACATTCTGAAAGCAGTTCTCTAACAGTGCAAGGAAAAGACAAATTAGAATCATACGTCTTATCAGCATTATGCATTTTATCTAAAAGAGAAAGACTTATTTCGCTCGCTGTCGCAGGTTTTTTTGATACAACATAAGTACCTCTTTTTATAGTTTCTAATTTGTTGGATAACTGAAGATTAAGAAAAATGACAAATCTTGCACCGTTAAAGTTGTAATTGTCAAAGCGGCCATCGTCATTCACTAATGACAGACTTGCTGTTTTTTCGATTGCCACGCCCACTGGAAAGTCCCCAGAGTCTGTTGAATCTACAAGACTGTTTCCGGATAAAAAAAAGTCCTTCTTTCCTAATTTGAGCGTAGTGCCGTCTGATAATGTAACGTTTGCTGTTACGTAATAATTTCTGTTTGTAAGAGATTCCTCTTTTAACTGAGTAGATGCATTTATCAAAATGGCTCAATCCTCCTTACATTAATAGACAAATCCGTCCACTTTTCTTCCCCATCTTTCAGAGTTTGCGCAGCCATATTGAAATTTGATGCGTAGAATGTTCTGTCTATCCATCTTCCCGGAACAGTAGGGTCTTTATGGTGGAATGTGAATTTGCTTTTGTTAAGCACAGTATTTAGTATGGTTGCTATTTCAGCCCACGTAAGCTCGCCCCATTGCATGTCATACCCGCCTATGGTTCCCATTGGAGAATTATGCATAACTAAATCCTGACTTCTCTTAGAATCTTCCGTAGATGTGGTTGCGAACACCGGTTTGTAACTGTCCGGTGCTCTTATAACAACGTTGTCTATTTTAAACTGCTCCTGTGCCATATTTTCTCCTTTACGCTAACTCAAACGGGTTCTTCCCGTTTCGGTTTCTTCTCATTTCAGCTTCGCTGATAATAATATCTAGTAATTTTCTGCCAGATGCATTAACTGTAACATTGTAGGTATTTCCATCTCTCTGCCCTTTCCCTGACTCTTCCCGGACGATCTGCCGCAACAGGCTTTCCGGTGTTTCCAGGTTATTCCCTTTTTTCTGGTCGCCTAATACCGCAAGGAATTCTGACCTTGGCGGAATAACTGCGCCACTGGCCAGATATGGGATAGTTCCGATACGTGGAAATGTTGCATGAAATCCAATAGTTCTTGAACCAAACGGTGTCGGAACAGTCCAGGGTCCAAAGGAAAATGCAGATTCAATTCCACCAATTGCATTATTAATCATTCCAACTGCATTATTAACAATACTGATCGCCTGATTAATCGGAGCTTTAATAAAATTCACAATGCCTTCAAACGCAGATTTGACTGCATCTCTGGCGGCATTAAACTTATTAGTGATAGTATCTTTTATCGCTCCTACCTTAGCAAATATAAACGTGGCGGCATTCTTCAATGTTTGAGTTGCCTCGCTCCATGTGCTCTTCCATGTACTCGTAACCTTAGTTCTGATTGCATTAACTACTGTGCCGACTGTAGATTTAATGGAATTTAAAATGCTAAAAAGAGTCTTTTTAATCGCATTCCAAACCGTTGATGTTACTGCTTTAATCGCATTCCAAGTAACATTGATAATGCTCTTAATTATGTTTAACGCACCTTTTGTTACGGTTTTAATTGCGTCCCATGTGCCAGTTATAATATCTTTAATAAGGCTCCATACTCCATCCGCAATCTCTTTTATTCCCTGCCAAGCCAGTTCCCAGTCTCCTGTGAAAACGCCGACAAGAAAATCAATGATTCCGCTCAGTGTATCTGCTACATCACCAATTATTTTAATTAATGATTTCATAACTTTTATTGCTACGGTGCCTACAACGTTAATTATTTCTGCCACGACCGGAAGCAAATTTGCGATTATCCAGTTAATCAAAGGCACTAATACCGACTCCCACAGAAGTTTCAGGGAATCAATGAGTTTTCCGAGAAAAGTCTCTATCTTTACAATTGCATCCCCTAATGGTCCCTCTAATAACCCTTTGAACTGTTCCGCCAGTCCTTGCAAAACAGGAAGAACGTACGTGTTATATCCAGTTATCAGAGTTCCAAATATGCTTGATAGTCCATTTGCTATAGAATCAAAGAGCGGCTTTACGTGTTCATCGTATAACCTTGATATTGCGTCGCTAAGGTTTTGAACAACTGTTAAGACGCCGCTTGTTACGGTTTCTATTACTCCGAGACTACCCTCGATTGCTGACTTTAAAATGTCCTTGTTGTCGATAAAAGGCTGCGCAATCATGTTAAGGATGTCTCTGCCAAGTTTTGCAGCCGTTTCCGTAAGAACCATTCCGATTTCAGCAAAGATTCCGATTAAATCTGCTGTGATTTGTTGCGCAGTTTCTCCGCCGAAAACTGAGAAAACATCAGCGAAAGCAACTGCAAGATTTCCACCTATTTGTGCAATTTCAGAGCCGATATTGAACATATCTATCAGATAGTTCTTTATTCTTTGCGTGTTCTGCTTTAAAAACTTTTCGATTCCGCCTATAATGTTTTGCGCAATTGTTAATCCGATTCTGGCGAATGAGCCAGCAACTTGTCCAATTGCATATGCAAATGAATCAAGAAAATTATTTGCTGCTTTAGTAACTTCTGAATCAGTAAAGATATCTTTTAAAGATTTCCATATAGAATCGAGATCCTTCTTTATTCCGTCAAGAATTGGTTCGTAATCTCCTAATCCATCCCAGAATCCTTTTACAACCAATTTAGCTAGTTCTTTAAATCTGTTGATTATCTTATTTAACGGCTTTAACATCTTATCAAGAACTGTCTCGCCCTTTGCCATTTTTCCGTAATCAACATTTTGTACAGCATCTTTCATCTGATCTGCAAGTCCGCCAGTTGTGCCCGGTACTTTTGACGATGAACCCACGCTTTTATCCGTTGAGTAATTATTTATTTCGTCAAGAGGACTAAGATATCCTTTTGCCGCTTTAGTAGCTTTCTTAGTTGCATCCGCTGTATCATTTGTCGCATCTGCCAGCTTTTCGGCATTGTCGGCAGCATTTCCATATTGGTCTGCCGTATCAGCTATTGCATCTGTCCCGGCAAGGCCTGCACCACTTGTGCCTGTCTGGCCAGATGATTTCTTTCCGGTGATTAACTCCGTAAATGACTTGAAAGCATTTGCCAGAGTTGCTAGTTTGCCCAGTAAGATATTAATAACTTTCAGAACAGGAGTGAAGAGATTGATTAACCCCTGTCCGACTGTTGCCTTGAGAGATTGCAGCTGTAACTGCATCACTCGCACCTGGTTCGCCCATGAGCCAGATGTTCGAATGAAATCACCGGATGCGGCAGATAGCTGTTTCTGCACAAAAGCCAAGCGGAGAGCCACTTTCTCCTGCTCGGTCATAGCAGATGTGGTTTTGCCGTAGCCATTTGCAAGTGCATACTGGTCAAGTGCCGACTGGGTCATTACCACGCCGAGGTCCTTGAGCGTTTCTGTTTCGCCCGTAAACACTGATTTCAACTTAGTATAAGCCAGGTCTTGCGAAATGTTATAAAAAGATGCTACGTCACCAGTCAACTGTGTCAGAGCCGTTGACATATCGTAAGCCTGTGCTTCGGAGAATCCGAACGACTTAGACATTGCTCCGAACGTTCCGACATACTGTTTTGCCATCGTTTCTGACAGACCTGCAGTTGTCATTGCATTCTTCGCAAATTCGTTTACCTTGTCCGACATGGTTGTAAATGTAACATCAACCACGTTCTGAACTTCTGCCAGATTAGAACCAAGTTCTATGCACTCTTTCCCAAACTGGGTCAGTTTCCCAATTGCGAATGCTCCGCCAATCAGTACACCTAATTTTTTTACTACGCTGCCAAGTCCGTTAAAAGACTGTCTGATTGCTGATACGCCGTTTTGCACACCCGATGTGTCCATTCTGGTATCAATAATGACTGAGCCATCAGCAGCCATGTGTTCACCTCCTAACTATTTGAGGTTCTTCAACATCTCATTCAGCTTGTTTTTATAAGCTTGCTCCTCATCGCTGAGACGTGTTTTTATGTCAATAATATTCTTATTTTCCTGATAGAATTTCTTTTCCCATTTATCGAGTTTTTCACCCTTTGCCTTTTTTGACCGGATTCCAACAACCGTGTTGAACAGGCACTCACCAGATTCCATAAAGTATCCGAAAAACGTCCACCAGTGCATATAAGGCACTGCTCTGATTTCTTTTCCTGCGACCTTGTTTACAGCCGGCACAATCATGTCTCCATCTTGTTCCCAGTCCATCAAACGGGGCTTGGGCTTATTCGGACTATCGTCAGTTTGACCACAGTCGATAAACTCACAAGCTTTCTGACAGGCTTCTGTAAGATGTTCTGGTGGTATACTCTGCCAATCCTCGAACAAAATCTGCAACATAACAACCGCTTTCGCCTGCTCGTCCAGCTCCGGGTCATTCATGGCAATTAGAATATCAATAATCGCACGAAAATCTGTCCTGATAGAAAAATCCACCCCACTGATATTTAGTGAGGTGGGTAACTCATAGGCGGTCATTTTGTATACTTCTCCGTATATTTATTGACTACTTCCTGCATTTTTTTCTTTCTCTTTTCAATTTCTGGAGCAAGTGCTTCATTGATTTTGTCCAGAACGATATAGGCAAACACCTGACCATTTCCAAAAACAGTCGTTGCAGTAATTGGTTCTTTAAATAAATCTTTAGATGCTTCATATCCGAGCATATAATTGATTTTGTCCTCAATCTGCTTATTAATCTCCGCCATCTCTTTACTGGAAGAAACATTTTTAACAGATTCCTGAGCCTGTTCAAAGAAAGTTTCCAATTCTTCCGCTCTTGCCGCAATGTTGATGTCGGTAGGGTTCAGCTTGAATGAAGAAAACACTTCACCCTGTTTGTTTGTGAAGGTGAAAAGAAGAAATCCATCATCAATGTTTGTATTAATTGTTTTTGCCATTTTCTATATCCTCCTAAAAATTATTCGCTGTCAGCTGTAAAAGTTCCGGAAGTAATGTCGAATTTTCCTTTGACACGTTCTCCAACGTAGTTCACTGTAAATGGAATCTGATAGCCGGATGTATCACCACCGTAGGATGTTGGCACAACATGGCAATCCTGCTTGTATGCTTCGTATTTGCCGGCTGTTGCTTCTTTCCAGAGGTGTACTTCAACTGCACTTGTTTTCAAATTATCGTCTTTAAGACGTTCGTCAACGATCTGCTGAAGCTTTTCGAACAGATCGGAAGTAGTGTCTGCATAGAACGGATCGGCGTCAGAAGAAACTTCGTAGCCGTTATGTTTGAATGTGGATTCTCCAAGAATGTTTTTAGATGTTTCGGTATCTGGATTGAGTTCTACATTGTACTCTTCCAAATCCTTTCCAAGACGCTCGTACTTCGGTGTCAGTCCTCCACAGAGGGAACCTGCGTCAATGTAATGAGCCATATATTTACGGTCAATTTTTCCTGTAACTGGCATAGAAATGTCCTTTCTGCCTATAACTTTTAAAGGCTGTGTAGGTTAGCGACTACCTCCAATTGATAGCCGGTTATTACTTGTTATATTGCTTCGTAAGTATTTTCGTAGCGCACCGATAATGGCAATAGCCAGTCCTGTACGCCACTCTCCTGTGGCTCTAAGCCATAAGAATTATCACGTGTGATACGTTTTATCACTCGTCCCTGAGAAAGCTCTGGAAACGCATTTAAACGCGTCTCAGTGCCGTTTATGACAACTGGTTCTCGACATATCCATTTACCGAGATTGTCAAGGAACTTCTGAACAGATAATTTCTGTCTTTCCTTGTCGGATGCTGTTCGGTATACCACATAAAATGGATACTGGCATACCTGGTGCATCGTGCCGCAGACATCTTCTTTTTCTGTATAGACCAATGCCCCGTTGTCTGCTGAGAATGCAATTCCTGATTCCTTGCCAAGTTCCTCGAATTTGATTGTTTCGTTTTCATACAGTCCCGGATACTGGTTCAGAAGTGCTTTCATGGCATCTGTTAGAATCTCATATCCGGTTGCATCTTTTCCAATAGGTTTATCCGCCATGTCTGCCACCTCCTGCCTGTGCCTTTACTTTACGAATCCATGTACTGCCGTATTGTCGTTTTGCGGCATCGAACCACTTAGCCTGCGCCTGTGGGTGTGCCTGTTTGGTATATTCAAGATTTTCTTTTGCAGCTGTCTGGCCAGAAAACTGACTGACAAGAACTTTTTTCGCTCCACGTCTTGCATAGGGACTTCCAGTTGCTTCGTCAACCATTGTTTTTCCCTCATACAGAAAACGTCCGTAAGGAGCCGCCGCCGCACATACTTTTCCAGTTCCTTGCAAGGATGTACTTTCAGCTCTTGTTCGGTTAATAAAGTTTCCAGTTATCATCGGCATAAACGGTACCATACTGTCCATGACCATTCCATCAAGTAGGTACTGAGCCTCCTGATACTGTCTGGAAAATCTGCTCATATTCAGCTTAATTTTCATATCTCCATCAACTATGGAGAATCCTTTGAAATGATGAATCTTACTCATATTACTTACCCAAAATCTCAAAATGTGGAATCAGTGTATACGGACCGCCTACACTGGTAATCTTAAACACGGTATCCTTGTTCTCGTTCATGTACTGGTAGAATCCATTCCGATAATCACTGTCAATTACCGCTCCACCAGTCCACTCACCCTCCCAGAAGAACGATTCATCCGAGAATGTAATAGTATCTTCCAGAGCGTTGTTAATTTGCTGTTTCCACTCTTTAGGCGGCACATAGGGAAGAACCTTACCATCTTTATCAGTAATGGTTATATCGCCGTTCTGGACGGTATATCGAATGTGCAACTGTGCGTTGTCAGTTGCGTCTGGTCCGTACTTTTTGAGGATTGCTCCTTTGTCGGTAATGAGGTCAACGCCAGATAAAACATGAGGATACCAGTACGCATCTCCTGTCGTGGCTGATTCATAATAATCAAAAATCGTCACAGTTTTGCTATACATGATACCCTCTCCTTAATTATTCTTTCTGCACTGTCTGCTTAATAATCTGATTCACACCAGTAGCCGATAATCCGTTAAACATACCGACCGCAACTGCTGTGATATAATCCGATGCCGGAAAATCTGGGATAACTCCCATTCCGACAGCTCCGAGAATTCCGCCAATAACCGCCATGATTACCGGAATCCATTCATCAGAGATTCTCTTTGATGCCTTGCAGCCCATTCCTACGATGTAGCAAATCATAACGATTGCTATACATGAACCTAATGTTGAAATATCCATCATTTATCACCCCTTAACGCCTGAACAGCATTCATAAAATTAGCTATATTTTTAGCCATTTTCTCAATATTTTCAGGCTTTTTAAGTTCTTCAATAGTTTCGTGGAACGCCTGCTTTATTTCCGGGTTTTCTCTGAATATCTTTTTCATGTTTTCTCTTGAACACTCAAGGCAAATGTCGGTACTCCAATATGGCTTAAGTTCTTTTCCACACCGCCTGCATTTCATACTCACACCCCCCCGCATAAAGAATCGGTATTCCATCATCCGTCCTTACTCCCATTAGAAGCGGTAAAGCTGTCTTTAAGAGTAAGTCATCCGTTTTCTGCACATCTCCAACAGCGGCATACACCGCACTCCATTCCTTTGCGCTCGCTCCAATCTGCTGAGGTGTTGCGTAAGAAATGGACTCACTGCCGGATGATACAGAGGTTACAACGCCTGTCGTGCTACCACCGGACCCGGTTGTGGTTGATGTTCCACTCACGGCGGCATTGGTAGCATTCTTTTCAGCAAGTTCAATCTGATACATTAATTCAGCCAATGAACAGACTGTCTTTTTGATACGCTTCTGTGAGCGTTCATTTGTTGGCAGTCCGTCCACCAACCTGTCAAACGTCATCAGATCAATGAAATCACTGGCTCTTTCTGCCAGTCGTGGAAAGTCGGTTTCCGGCACGACATTGCCGAATGATTCTGCATAGAATTTATAATCTGCATAAGCCATGCCAGTTACCTCCTACGATCATGATTTTGCTGTTACACTTGCGCTTCCGGCGTTCAGTGCCTTGTATGTTCCGTCACACTCAACCACGGTGATCTTCTGTCCAGTTACTGCCTTAATGTCAGATTTTCCGTCCCATGTAGACCAGTTTCTGAGGTTCTGTCCATATCCGACAGTCACTGCATCAGCCGCAACTTTGTATTTGTACACATTGTTTGCATTTTCTTTAGCTGGATTTACAGTGATTTTTGTATCACCGCTTGCTGAGCCAGCTACGGAATTTACTGTCAGAGTGCCGAGTGTCGGTGTCTCATCAATGGTAATTACTGCGATTGCATCAATGTACTCTGCGAAAAGAGTAAGTCCCATTACTGCGAATGCTTCGGAAACTGCTGTGTGATAATTACCCTGTGTATGGAATCCGATAAGGTTTGTCTCGCCAGATACGGTATACACCAGACCTGCTCTGGCGAAATCGGATTCATTCGGGTCTACATAGTACAGAACAATGTTCTCAACAGGTGTTGCGATAACCTGACCTCTCGGGATTTCACTGTCAGATAACAGGAAGATGGTATTGAAGCCCATGAAATCTTTCATGTACTGGAATCCGAACTGGTTCTGAATAGTGATCTCAGCTGCTCCGAGGTATTCATATACGTCCAGAATGTTGACAAATCCAACAACACCAGTCACATTTCTGTGCATCTGCTTGAATTTGTTTTCAACACGACCCTTAGCCATCGCCAGAGCCATCTGGAATGTAGTTTCTGTGGAAGTAAGTGTGCCGGTTTTCAGATAATCATAGAATCTGCCGGTAACATCAGTCTGAAGCTGAAAAAGGAATTCATCGTCAGTCATCTGAACAGCGTTCTCATAACCGTGGTCCTTGATTGCTTCGATAGATACAGCCTTTGCATACTTCTCGATAGTCATTTCCACATAGTTCTTTTCTTTTACAACGAATTTGCTGTAAGGGATTTCCTCGCCCTCACCAACATTCCCGCTCTGTAAAGTGCCCTCTGCATACTTAGACTTGAGTACAGCACCCGGCTGTTTTTTGATTGGTCTCATAATACCCAGAATATCACGTAAGTGCTGCCAGTTTCTCTCGAATCTGGTTACAAAATCAATCTCACGTGCTGTGACCTGAATATCATTTGTCATAATAAGATTAGCTTTTGCTGCCATATAAAAAATCCTTTCTACCCATAATCATTGAGGTATTGGGTTAGCGGCTATACTCTGATGTATAGTCGGTGTAAAAATCACTGGAATAGCTGGATATTCTGAGCAATTGCAGCCTGTCTTTCGGACGGGTCTTTAATTGCTTCGATATCTTTCTTAGTCATGCTTCCCGGTGTTTTCTGCTGTCCAACGTGAGTGGTAAATCTTGCCTGATTCTGCTGAGCCTGCTGCTGTGATTCATCTACAAAAGCGGATGCGTCAGACTGCTTCATCTGTTCAATCAGGTCGTTCAGCCCGAGGATTTTGCCATCTTTCAGCTTTAATCCAGCTTCTTTGATGTCTGCCATAACAGATTTCTTTGCGGCTTCGCTGGAAAACTTAATATCATCAAGTGCCACTTTCAGAGCATCTGAAAAATCACGGTCATAGATTTTTGCATTAAATTCTTTCTCTGCATCCTCGGCTTTTTTCTTCCATCCAGCAAGTTCTGTCTGAATGTTCGCCGGGTCGATACCGTCAAAACCTTTTAAGGTCTCCTCTGCTGTCTCAGCGCGTTCTTTCCAGTTATCTCGTTCTCCCTCAACTTTTGACAGAGTTTTTGCCACTTCTTTAGCATTCTTGTAATGCTCAGAAAGTGCTTTCTTTACATCTGCCTGCTTGTCCTCCGGGATTTCAATTCCATACGATTTTAATGTGTCAATAAGTTTCTGCATAACATCCTCCTGGTCGTGTTTATTGACCTGCCGCCGCAGGTAAATGGATTAAGCCAGTTAGACCACTGGCAGGGTAACTGTGGCTATTGGATTCGAACCAATGAATGAGTGTTCCTCTCCCGGGGTCAAAGCCCGGTGCCTTACCACTTGGCGAAGCCACATTGAAGTGTCTTTTCGGACTGGACACCAGTCAACAGGATAAGACATAACCTAATCAGCATCATGATGTTGTAATCTACCCTAGTCATAGACCACCTGCACACAGACAGCGTAACTTTAAGCAGATTAATTGCAGGAGACGGATTTGAACCGCCGTTCTCAAGGGTATGAACCTTGCGAGATTCCACTTCTCTATCCTGCCATTAACCCGGATTCCCGGGTTAGCAAGGTGTTTAACGTGTCATGCCTGCCACGAGTTGTTTCGGATATTTATTTCTTTTTTAAAGAAAAGTATGAATAACAAAAAACCTTAATCAAGGATGTGAGCCATCTTGCGTGTCAGATGACAAATGCGCACGGCAGGACTCGAACCTGCTTAACTTTCCATTAAAGCGTGCGCACCAGCTACAAAAATTAAAGAAAGGAGGATTAAAACGAAAATGTCAAAACAACCGTTTTATTTGTGCTTCCTGCTGCACAATTACATTATAACAGATTTCTTTTAACTACCTCTCTACCACTTTTGTGTTTTTTAGAGCATATCACGGAGTTTTTCCACGTATCTTTTAACAAGGTCACGTTCTTCCCGACACTCTGCGTCCTTAGACATATCGCTCATTTCTGTTGTGAGTTCGTCCAGATGTTCCTCCAAAGCGGCAAGCATCTTTCTTTTACAGTCTTCAGACTTGCCAGAACGATAGCTCTGCTTCTGTGTCATGTAATCATCGTAGGCATCTCGTCCATCAGAACGGCTGTAATGCCCTCTAACATAATGCTCACCACGTCTGGCATAAGAATTGCCACGGTTGTAATCCGGCATCATTCTGCCATCATTTGAACTGTATCTCCCCATACTATCACGCTTTCTTCCACGTTCACTGTAATCACTGCCATAGTCACCACGCATCTCGTCAAGGACGGTGTTGTAATACTCCACTTTCTTGTCCCAGTACTGAGTGTTTTTGATGTCCTTATACATATCAATCAATTTGTATGTCATGTCCAGATTTCCGGTAGTCAGTCCATTGTCAGCGATTTTGGACAGTTCGTCTTCGATTCTTGCGCATAAGTCTTTGATATCTCTCATAATCACACCTCCTACGCTTCTCTAGTCACGACAATGTTTGCGTTCGCAACAGAAATCGCCTGATCGCTTGTGTTTTCTACTGCGATATTGACACAGCAGCCACGAGGTACGTCAATATAAATGCCAGAAGACACGTTATTATACTGGTCCACTGCCGCCGGCGTGGAAATCATCTGTGAAGATAATACAGGTTCGCCAGAGATTGCAATAGCCAGAGAGATAGCCTCGACAGTACCGCCTGTTGGAATTGCGATATTACCAGAAAAATCCACGAAGAATCTCGCTTTGCACTGATTAGTCAGTCCTCTCAGTGTAATAATTCCACTTCCCTCTCTGTGCTGAATGCAGTTAGAACCCTTAACTGCTGTGTTTGAAAATACTACGTTTCCATTTGCTGCTACAGTCTGAGCAGCTACATTTGTAAATTCTGCCATAAAAATACTCCTTTCATATCACAAAAGGACAGGTCTCAGCCTGCCCTTTTTGTGTAATACGGCGTGAGCCGACATCCGAATTAATCGAAAGATACTTCCGATATGAAGTTGTTAACAATTACATCCAGTGTTGCATCCATTACAGGTATACCCGTAAAGATTTGACGCAGGGAAAGACGGTACCGGCGTAGGTCTTATTGCGTCGATAATCTGCTGTGCCTGAGAAGCCATTGCAGTTGTAAGCAATGCACTCTGGCGATCCTGAGAAGCGGCACGTCTAAGGTCATTGTTTTCAGCCTGGAGAGAAGAAATCTTTTCATTGCACAGGTAATCAAGAATAGCTCTTGTTCCGGCATTCTGGCTGTCAATAATGTCTCTTGTGTTGCTGTTCATGGTGTTCTGTAATGCACAGGTGTTCTGCGCCATGTTGTAGTTTACGCCCTGGATAGCTTCCCGGGCCTCACAGCAACAGTTTGCAAGCTGAGCCTGTAATGCATTAGTGTTCTGCATATTGGCTACAGTGTCAGCATTGATTGCCTGCTGGATGCCAAAACCTGTCTGCATGATGTTTGTATTGATTCCATTGAATCCGGTAAGCATACCATTGTTCACTGCATAGAATCCATCACAGAGACCGTTATTGATTCCATCAAGTTTGCTGATTACTGCGGAGTTATCAAATCCTCTCTGAATATCCGCCTGAGTAGCTGCTGTAGCTGCATAACCGCCGCTATTGCCGTTATTGCCCCAGCCATTGTTTCCCCATCCGAAGAAAGCAAAAATGAATAAAACAATAATCCACCAGCTACCATCTCCGCCAAACATGCCGTCATTATTTCTACCGTTTCCAGTAGCGGCGGCAATATCTGCTAAGCTATAATTTCCATCCATAGTTATAATCTCCTTTTTGTGTATTTACATCAATCTGGCCAGATTGTAATGTACTATTTCATTCCTTTCAGCATGTGTTGAAACCGTCCTGCCATCTGCTGAACTTGATTAAGCTGCTGTTGAGAAATCCGCCCAGACTGCAACATTTTCTGAACTTCTTCTTTCGGGTTTCCTTTGAAATTCTGCTTAAACTGCATAAACTGCTGTATCATCTGCATTGGTCCGTTTCCCTGTGGCATTCCGCCACCAAGGGCGTTGAATAATGGATTACTCATCTGCATTTCCTCCCTTACCTGCTGATTCCTGTACGGTATTAGCCCTAACAGGTTCAGAAAATAAATTTAATCGATTTATAATAGCTTCGTATTTGCCCTTTAAATCATCGTATTCCTGTCTGGTGACATATTTACTATCCATGTTCTGAGCAGGCTGTTTAGGTGGCATCTGAGAGCCTACCTCGTGATATTCAAATGTTCGTAATGGCTGTGGCATACCAGAAACGTCTGTTGATTTTATGTAGAACTTTTCTGACTCTGAGTCCATCAATAAAACACTTGTCCCGGGTGCTACCAGATAGGATTTTGCACCGACTTCGCCTGATACCCACAATATGCCGTTATTATTCTGCTGTGGTTGCTGTACTGGTTGAGCCGGCATCTGAACAGGCTGTTGCTGAAACTGGTTCATCTGTCCGGGGACGCCAAAACTATATTGATAAGGATTGTTATATAATGCCATCTTATGCACCGCCTTTCTGATTATATTTTCACACAAAAAAAGAACCGGAAACAGTTCGTTTCTGGCTCTAATTAGTGTCCAAAAAGTATCAACATACTTTAATTATTTTATTGTTTACCCTCCGGCTCAATCGTTTCGCCGTTGATATGCTCACATTCATCTGTTCAGCGCAGTATTCGAGAGGATACTCCTGGCAGCGCAACCGGAAAAGCTGCTCTTCAGCAGGCGTGAAATTACATTCCATCAAAAAGTAGTCTATATCTTTCTTTGTGAATACGTACAATTTCATAAGCATACCCCGTATAACTGCAATTAACGCTGATTCTGTGCAAGATACTCCGTGAGTTTCTGTTTTGTTTTTTTTAATTCTTCTACATTGTTTCCGCTAATCTGACTGTCCAACATGGTTGATAATACTTCCAGAATCAATGAATCACGTTCTGCAATCCTCTGAAGACTTTCATAATCTCGTTTGTCATGTTCTTCCAGTGTCTCTACTCGCTTATTAAGCCGAAACGCCGGAGTAATCCATTTAAAGATTACAGCCGCCGCCCCTCCGACAATGGACACCCCTCCGCAGATTGAGAGAAACATTTGTACAAATTCTGATATGCTCATTTAGCTACTCCTTTTCCCAGTAATATACCGGGATCTCATTACCACTATCCCATGTATCGTAGAATTTACCGTCCTGTACCGTCACCACATGACCATCTATACAGAGAATGTACGTGCCTGCCGGATGATCTGCACAAAAGTCATTGACCGTATAAATATATCGTTCTGACTGTTCAATCAGTTTGCGCCTGTATCCATGCTTATAGAGGTATGCTCCCCAGACATAATTTGCGCTTGGCATATCTGACAAGGCACACGCCTGTATCATCAGTCCGGCAAATACCGTTTCCCAGTCAAACCCGGTTGCTTTACATATTGCCCGGACAACACAATCTCCTGTCCTCTTGTCCTTAACAGGATTTGGATTGTAATACTCCCATCTATCCATCAGACAATCCCCTTTGCTGTTTTATATCTCTTTGCCGCTCCTCTGGCTTTAGCGGCGTTCTGGCGGTTCCACTTCGCTATCATGAGTCGGTCTTGCAGTTCCCTCAGGTCATTCTGCTTGCAGTAATCTTTATATGCAGCATTTTGCTTTTGGAGAAGATAAGACTTCCGGTCAAGGTCTTGTTGGAGTACAAATCTTGTCTGTTCATCCTTACAGTTATCAACCGCCGCTTGCAGTCCAAGGACTTCACGCTTCGTTTTGCGGATTCTTCGCTCATAAGTACGTTGCCGTTGTTCCTTTTCGTACTGTTTGCCTTTGTTGGCTTTATCCTGTGCTGATAGTTCTGTATAGGGATTAAATTCTCCGTCACTGGCTCCGAAACTATGCCGACAGTTGACCCCTGACAGTCCGCTTGCCGTTCCATATCCGGTCAATGAAAACGGTGGAAATTTCTTGCTCTTACCAGAACGAGAGTATATCTTACCTTGCCACCATGAGTGATTTCCCGGGTTCTGACCGCCGTCACCCGTTCTGGCTCCCATGTGGGCACTGACCAGAATTAAATCCCAGTCCATTTCTTCCATGCGCTTTAGGGATATATCGCCCGTTGCCTGAGCCACGCCAGTTCTGACAGAACGTGCTACTGCTGTTTCGATCGTGTCTTTTCTACCAGACGGATATGTGACGGTAACGCCATCACTCACAACGTTGTTAACTGCTTCTTTGACGGCTTGCGTATACCCAACCGCCCCAGTCATCACATGATTGTATACAAGGTCGCATTGCTCAATATAGAGCCTCTGAGCGGCACTTGCGGTGGTTCGCGTGAAGTTCTTCCAATCTCCTAAGCAGTGGTTCATATTCCGTTCCATGAGTCTTATCATAGATGGTGACTGTTCGAGCGGTACAGGGCTTAATCCTGCTGCCTTGTATACCTTGTCGTCATAGTTCATTGTAGTGATTCCGGCATCCTCAAACGCTTCAAGAAGTTCCTGCTGTTCGCGCTTGGTGTATTTGGACAATTCTGCCAGAACGTCTTCTAGCAGTTCGCCGGATTCCTGCAGTGTTCTGATTCTCCACGCATCGGCATTGGTCAGAATATAATCCTCACCTCTGCCAATTCTTGCCATCATCCGCGACACGATCTCAGAGATGATATACTGATGCAGTTCTTCGGCAATTTGTTCACTGCCCTCTGTGATTTGTCGTAAATATTCTGGACTAAGTATAGTATATCACCTCTTTCGATAAAAGTCGTGGTACATGTTTTAGTTTTTACTGATTATTCGCAATTTCACCGTGCTTTTCTTCCTTCAGCAACTCCATTGTTGCTTCTCTCCATCTTTCCGGGACTTCATCAATTGTCATGATTCCGTCTTTGATTCTGTTCTTGTAGATTTTTGCCATTGGATTTATCTTCATGGCTGTTTCCTCCTTATCCTTCTGCTAAAATTCCTGCAAGTTCCACTAACGCGTCATCCTGATCAGATATCATGGATGCTAACTCAATCAGCGCATCCTGGACTTCATTTATTGTCAGTTTGGCTGACAATGCATTGTCCGTTTTCATTTTTTCAGGAATGTCGTTCTTTTTGATCAGCATAGCTTTCCAGCTCCTTTCTGAATAGGCTGTTAAAATATCTGTCCAGCTTAACAACTCCAGAACGGCTCCCTTTCTTCATAGCCGCTCTGACGCACTCATAATGTTCCAGCACCTGCCGGAAGGCAACCTTTGATTTCTTCATTCTCCTCAGTTTTCTCTTTTCGTTTGTCAGCTTGCTTTTGATTCTTTTTAATGTAATCCTGCCAGCTGGATGTCTCAGAAAAGTAAATCCGAGAAACTTTATTGGATTCTTTACAGGCTGAATGTAAGTTTTATTTTTTGACAGCTTTAAATGTAATCTTTCACATTCGCTTTCTATCAATTTTAATATCTGCTCACATTCACTTTTTGTTCCGATGTATCTGAAATCGTCCATATATCTCTCATATGAGCCATTATCAAGCAGATGATCGAGCTTATTCAGAAACGATACTGCTGACAGCTGGTTGATCTCACTTCCAAGTCCAATGCCTGTCTGTTGACCGTTCGAATTAATCACATCTGTATAATATCTGAAAGCCCATGTATCAAATATATACTGGTTCATTTCTTTTAATAAATCTTCATGCGCAATCGAATCGAAATATCCTTTCAAGTCTGCACATATGCAATAATCATCAATATGCGCGTTCCTGAGGATGTTTTTAAATGCTTCTCTTGCATTGTCTACGCCTTTTCCTTTTATACAGGCGAAATTGTTGCTTATCAGCTTTGGAATTACGTCTACATACATGAAGTTCACCACGAAACTTGCCTGTGGGATTCTGTCTATATATTTTGTTGATGTTACAATCCTGTATTTAGGGTCAAAGATTTCAAATTTCTCGCCTTTCTGCGTATGATAGCTTCCGTCCATTAGAGAACGGTGGAGTTCATACGTCTTACTTAAGACATACATATGAAATCTGGATACAGAGTTCTTGTATCCGACGCTTCTGTGGCATCTATGTTCTGCCAGAAGCAAATTTGTAAATTTACACACGGTCTCTTTCACCGCGGTTTCTGTTTGGCTTTCGCCGGGATATACGTTCCTTACAGTTGCATTACCATGCATAGTTTCTTCCTTTCTAGGACTACTTCTATAAAATATTACGTTGCATAAAGTTAACGCACCGTAATCGGGCGCGAAGCGGTGGCCATTGCTCGCACTACCGTTGCCAATCGCGCCAGACGGAGCCACAAGCCGCGCGTAGTTCGAGGAGTAGGCGTGCGCTGAACGGCTCCACCCGGGCAATATTACAACATATACCCCATATTATTATCTGATCTCTGCTCTTTTGCGGGCAGTTGCATCTTTCCATGAAATCAGACTTTTTCTACTCTCTACTAATAGATATATCCAGTATGAGATTGTTGAGTCTGCAAATGGTTTGTGGAAATGCAGCACCCTGATGCAATGCTCTATCCGGTATGTTTGAGCGATTGCCGTTCTTTGCAATCTTATCCGCTCATTGAAATTCATCATCCTTTCTTCTCTATTCAGGTTGTTTCCTACATAATATCCGTTTGCTTCAAGAACTATGGCTCCTATCCCTATCAGAGTCTTCACGATAAACTCTCCTATCTGGTTATACCTCTGAGGAACATGGTGGTTGTTGTCATGCAGGACACCATTTTTGTCTCTCTTTTGTTTGGGTTTGCATACGCTCATGGAGTAATCTGTTAATTTCAGCAATTTGTTGTACGCATCCAATTCGACATTTGTAGGAGTACGTTTTTCTTTTAATTGCATTTGCTACCTCTCATACGGCAGAAGCTTACGCTTCCGCCGATTTAGTTGATTCTCGATGGTCGGCTACGCCAATTATGTAAGCGGGCGCGAAGCGGCGGCCACTGCTCGCACTACCGCTGCCAACCGCGCCAGACGGAGCCACAAGCCGCGCGCCGCACGAGAAGTAGGCGAGCGCTGAACGGCTCCACCTATAATCCTGCGGAGTTCCACCTGCCTGTCGAGCTTTAGCGCGTGATGCAATAGCATCATTGGTAAGCTGGTTATTTGTGTACGTACCATAAAGCTTTGTGATCTGGCCTTCGTCTGTCTGGGTGTTAAATGACATTTCTTTCATACTGAGCAGTGTTGCGACATCTTCACAGGTATACAACTGATATCTTGTAAACTCGTCATTCACGCCATGTTCTACAGCCACGACACACGGTTTTATCAGATTTGTAAATCTCGGATCCAGCCCCCACATGAAGCCTTTCGCATTGTACATTCCGTTCAACATATCATTTTTATGTGCGCGGACAGGGTTCATACTCTTTTCACTGCTGTTCATGCGCTGTCTCAAGTTCGACACATTCCATTCATTGTTTCCGTAACATGCATGGCCAAGATTGTTGTATATGATTCCGACAGAATCCATCAACTGATTGACTGTGAAATTCTCAATCGTTCTAATGTCGGTATATTCTTCTCCGGGCTGTGCAACCTGTCCTACAAATTTTACGGTGTCAGAATTATAAAGCGCTTTTGTAGCACAGCAATATGGTTTACAGGTCAGTTCATATACACCCCTCGCATCTCCGGTTGTCTCTCTGTTGCCTCGTGAATAATACTGTAACTGGATATCTCCTGTTTCTTCTGTTGCTACGATATCATTTAAAATTTCGAATGCATAATACAGTCTCTTATAATTGCACCACCAGTCTGACGTGGCATTTGCGGTGTTATATATGTAATACTTTCCTTTCGGAAGCGTGTATCCCGGAGTGATGCAGAGAGCAGACTCTGGATAATCGTAATTAAAGGCATCCGGAACATAAGTCTGTTCGACTATAGCAAAATGTTTCACATCCGAATCTTTCGGGTGAGTTGCATTTGCCCCGGTCGGGTCAAAGTCAACGAATGTGTGTGATACCTGCTCATAATTCATCTTCACATAGATCAGGTCTGTCTCGGAAGGTGTGCCCTTAACAGCAAAACCGAAATCATTTGTATTTATGGCTTCTTCCAGGTACATCCATGAATTTCCTCTGTATTCAAACACATAGGTATCATCGTCAATCCTTCCGACTTTATGAATGAATTTCTGCTCATCAGATACTTCAAAAGACAGATTCCCGTTGCTCGATGTAATGGACAGGGTTTTTATCCGATTTACCATCAGTTCATCGCCTACGTTCACATAATCCTCGATTTTCCCGGAAACCAAAGCTTCTGCCAGTTCGTCATAAGTGTCGATTGACATTTTCTTATTGAGTTCCTTGATTGCTGATTGAATATTTGTGATGCTTCGTGACTGGTTCTCAGTGATTTTCTTCAGTGAGGCAATATCCGTCTTGTTCTGCTCAATCTGCTGTGCCTGTTCCGTGGTGGCTCCGGGCTTGACTGGGTTCTTTTCAAGGTACTCATTTACTGCATTCTTGATTTCTTCCGGCGAGATTTCACCACCAATTCCTTTTAAACATAATTCGTATAAATATTTCTCTTTTCGCGTGATTGGCTTCGGGAGTTCGCCCTTGTAATCGCCCGTCAAGTACGCAAGATATTTTTCTTCCCTTGTTACTGGTTTGTCTGCCATCTTTTTACTCCTCTCTAAACAATGTTGGTTCGTCTGGCTGAGCTTCTTTGACCATTGCCACTGCCTCATCTTTGGTCATTCCTTCAAATTTTACGAAATACAACCATGCCGGAACCTTGCCAGTAGTCACATACTGCCACCATCTCGCACGGTCGTTTTCTCTGACATACAGGATATCTCCGAAGTCATAATTAACCTCGTAAGCCCCGACAGGTGCAAGTCCGTACAGGTCAGCGTAAACGTTCAGTGCGTAGATTACTTCATCCAGACAGGATTCTAGCTTATCTCGAACATCCTTGATGAACTGTACTGTCCTCTGCTGTTCCGCTTCTACTCCTGTAGCCGTCTGAATGCCGCTAGATTCGTTAAAAACAAAGTACCCGTTGGAGAATCCAATCTTATATCCCAACTGGCTTAAAATGGCATTTATGCCACTTATACGAGTATCTGTGTTAAGAACTGGATTGATTTCTTGGTAGAACTCCTTCTCGTCCTGTCCGAATACATTCTTGACAAAGTGCGGTAAGTTCATCTCATTGCGTCTGTTCTCCATGCCCTGTGGTGACATGGCTGATACAGGCGTGCCACTCGGCATCAGCAGTCTATCATCTGCCAGAACAATCTTCTGAGAATCAAAAATCTCTCCGGCATTACGGCTATATGCAATGTCGAGGTCTTTCAGTTCTTCGATAGCTTCAGCAAATATCGGCAAGCCAAGTGGTGTACTGATATCTACATTGTTCGCCTGTGGCGTTCTCAGGACTCCATACAACGGTCCGTCCAACTTCTCCCCGTTCGCCTTGAGAATCGGTGGCGTATCTGCCATGAGGTCGGCCCATTTGGTCTGTTTAAGTTTGATTTTATCACCGATGCTCTGAGGGGATTTTGATACATAAGCTCTATTAGACACATAGTACGGATAAGTCGTCACACCGTCTACGGTGGTCTCAACAAACCTATGATATTCAAGTCTGGTGTAATATTTCCGCCCAACTGTATAAGAATCCTTAAATATGATTCCCTTGATTTCTTGGTTATCGTAATCCACGATCATCACATCTGCCGGAGTGAATACGTCAAGGCTCTCACCGTTCGGCTTAATAAATACCGTTCCATAGGCACAGCCGTACTCTACCCAGTGACGGATTTGGAAATATACTTTATCTATCTGCTCCTGCAACCACGTAGCCCTTGCGGAGCCATCTATCTGAATGCCGATCGCCAGCGTTGCAAGTCGGGCTGTCTCTGAACAGACAGATTTAGCAAAATTAATCGTCTTGATATTATTCTTATCATCTAACCATTCCGGCACGCCCCTATAGATGTTCGCACACCGGTTAATCAACGATTCCATCTCTGGGAATTCTGCCGCTTGGATATTAAAATCCTCTTCGGCTTGTTTTTTGAAAATCATGTTAAACCACCTTTTTAGTGTTGTTATAAGTCCCATTTAATCACCTGAATTAGCTGATTTCAGCACATTTCTGATAAATTCTATGTCTTTATTGAAATTCTTTATATCTTCGTCCTGTATCTCTGTCGGTTTATCATTCCATAATTCTCTTCCAGCTCTTTGTCCTTGGAAGAACTGGAATTTGTCCAGAATTTCCAAACATTTAAATATGTTTTCTTTACTATTCATTATGCACTGTAACCTCTCCTGTTAAACAACGGCTCATAAGCATATCTGAGAGCCGATATAGCGTGATCGTTTCCATCAGGATAGCCGCTAATCACATTTCCTTCCTTGTCTCGATCATATTCATACTCCGTGATTTCCTTATATGCGTTTGGTGTACGTTTCGGGTCAATGACTATGGTTTTTGTTTGCAAGAATTTAAAACCATACTCAATACTTCCCGGACCCTTGATTGCCCCTCTGGCAGGAAGTCCGGCATCCCGGAAGTCATTCACGGATTTAGGCTCAGCAGAGTCACATATCATTGTGTAATCGTCATAGCCCTTTTTCTTAATCCATTCAGCAGTCTTTGAATTGCTCCATTTATTCACATACAATTCGTCAATCAGATATATTTTTTCTCTGGCAGAATCATAATAGGTTCGAAGGTAACAGAAGGCGTCCGGATACCATCCATAATCTACGCCAGCGAAAATGCGATCCATTCTGCTGATTTCCTCATCTGTAATATCTCTAATCTCCAGATACTCAAATACATTGCCACCATTTCCGTTTGCGATTCCCATGTATTCATGTTCATAAGCATTCGGATTAACCTCTTTCAGATGCTCCGCTTCATCAATGAACGGTTGTCCAAGCCATCCTAACGGTACATCCAGATAAGTTGATGAGTGAACTATTCTGTTCTCTTTTGGCTCAAGAACATACTTATTAGCCCAGTTATTCATTGTTTTTGGTGGATTGAAGCTCTTAAATATCCATGCAAGGTCACCACCACGAATGGCAGACTGTTCGATCTTACGGATTTCTTCAGGACCTGCAAACTGGTCCAGCTCTTCGAACCAGAGGATACCAATATATCCAAACTCAGGGTTGATAGATTTAATCTTGTCAGGATCATCAGCACCACGGAAGTATATTTTTTGTCCGGTTGATTTCAGTGTAATCTCCATGGGGGACAGCTTAGAATCAAATTCCTCTTTAAATTCCTGTTTTCCAATAGCCCATTTGATTTTGTTATATACGGAATCCTTAATGGTGTTTCCTACCTTACGGCAAACAACAGCATGGATGTCGTGATTGTTCTTCATCAGCTCTACTATAGTCATTCCAACAGTGGTTGACTTCGTGGATCCACGCCCACCTTTAAACACATACTCCAGATGTTTCTTGTCTCGAATATCTCTAATAGCCCAGTGGAAACAATCGGGAATGTTATACAGATCCATGTGGTACTCTTTTGCATTTCTGGCGGCTTCCTCTGCTGCTTTCTTTTCTTCCTGTTCCTGCTTAATCTTCAATGCCTTTTCCAAATCATTCATAGATTTCAGCTGATCGGAGAAATCCGGGGCAAATCCAAACGAATCAGTCAGCTCACCTCTTGCGATCATGGAGCGGCGTTGCTGAATCTCTGCCAGAGACATGATGTCAGTGCCTTTTTGTTTTTCAATTAGGGACTGCTTTTCGGCTATATATGCTGAAATCGTAGGTTTCCGTAAGTTCTCTCGCCCTATTACATCAGCGCTTTTAGGCGCGTATCCTGCTTTCCTCGCAGCATCAGATGCATTTCCGCCATTTTTTATATATTCTTTTGCAAATGCTTCCTGTTTAGGAGTGAGATTCATTTACCCACCGTCCTTTGTATCCGGGATAAAGTATCTTTCAATAATACTCTGACTAACATCTATTTCTTGTCCAGTTTTACATAATACAAACATATTTCTAAATTTAAGCTTGTCTGCAAAATTATCCCTTATTTTTTCTATG